TCTCTTCTAAATAAATTGCTTTACGACCTCCAACAAGACCTTGAATTGGGCCTTCTGAAATAAGGTCAACTAATTTAATGACAGAAGTAGAATTTAAAGGCATTGCTTAACTCGCTGTGAAAGAATTTTTATAACCCATTTTCAACGCTTTTAATTTACAAGTGCTATGTGAACGAGCATCAATAATTTCTAATTTAATTTGATAATCATCTTTTTCAGCAATTTTTGTAAAAGAAAATTCATGTGCCCATTTATAGGTAGGTCTTTGATTTTCTAAAAGTAATCCTTGTATCGTTGCTTGAATACTTCCCATTAAAGGCTTACTATCATCATTTGTATTTTTAACAGTTACTCGATAAGTAATAAAGCCATCAACTAAAGTTGTTCCAACACCACTTGCGTAATCAAACAAACCCTTGGGCAGTTCAAACAATACTCTAAATTTATTTGATGGATAAGTATCATTATCAGGCATTTCACCAATAACGGTTCCCAGTGTTGAAGTCACCCCTTCATTCAAAGTCAATGTTTTATTAACTGTATAAAGTGTTCCTCCCCTTGCTTTTTCAAATCTTCTTGTCTTTAATCCTGCCAGTTTCCTCATGCTATAAGTCACTTCCTCCCCTCCTATCCTGATAGTGCTTGGCCCTGGATCTTTAATGTATTTCAATAATGGATCTGATTCATCAGCAACTTGAATTTGAGCAGATAAAAGATGACTTCCAGCTAAAACCTCACCGTAAACAACTGGAATTGTTGCACCAACTCCAACCGTATTAGCAGCCCCTTGATATGAATAACTTTGTCTACCATCAGAACCCCTTGTTACAGATTGAGGGCCATCGGTTGCTATTGAAGCACCATCACCAAAGCGTTTAGCAGGTGGCTCGGGTTGAGGCGACAGCATTTGAGAAACGCCGCCCAAGATAAGACTGACACCAATAGCACCAACAATTTTTGAAACCCCTGCGGTCATCAAACCAGTTCCTACCGCACCAGCAAAACCCGTACCTGCGGTTAATAACGGAATACCAGGTGCAAAAAAAACAGCCGCCGCTACCAAACCAATGCCAAGAAGTACTTTTCCTCCTCCTCCTCCACTACCTGCAATCACAGGAGTAATAACCAAATCATTCTTCCCTAAAGGTAAAAGCAAGTCTTCTATTCCTAGATATTCACCTGCCTGAACAACTGTATAAGCAATACCATCTTCATGGGATGTAGCTAGATGAGTTGCAAAATTCTCATCGTTAATACATAAAAGTTTTATTGCATCCGCAGGAGAACGCAAATTATGATAAATATGCTCTGAACCAAACTGCTCGCCTAATTCATCCAGCAGCACCACCTTTTGCTGCATAACGGAAAACCGAATGTGTACTCCTTACATAGTAATTGCTCAAAGCCTCAACGCATGAAAGAGAGTCTTGTTTTTGATGCAAAATCATTTGATCGTCAACTAAGATTGCAGCGTGCATTGGTGTTTTAGTTCCTAGCCTCATAATTAAAACATCATTAGGCAACCTAAAATTAAAATCAACTTGCTTAAAATTAAGAACTTTTGCTTGATCTAAAAAAATACTTTCACACGTTTCTAAATTATCGGGCCTTTGATAATCAGGAAAATTGACACCTAATAACTTGTAATAGTCACGAACTAAAGAGAAACAATCAAACAGACCGTAATCCCATTGACGACCCACTAAGGATTGATAGTTAACCATTTGTCCTCTGGTACTAAATAAATATACCAAGGCAATTTTGTTCTTGCACACGCTTTCTTATCAGCAAAACTTGGTTGTTGTCCTTCTGGATGCGAATGAATAATTGCTTGTATTTTTCCTTTTACTCTGGCCTTTAAATAATCTTTTGGATCTAAGATGAAATCATTATTAGGCTCATCTGCAAGATTACGACAAGGATAATATGTATTATTAACCAAAACACCACACGCCTCTTGAGGAGTTGCCTCAAGCGCATGCTTCTTTGCCTTACATTTGAAGTCTTGCACCTGGAAAACCTCCGAACGGTACTTTTTTTTCGTTGTTTGTTTTAAATCTTTTAGTACAACTGCTATAACGATGACCACAAACATCTAATGATGCCTCAGTCACAGAAGCGTCATTAATATCAAAGTATTTCTTCCCTGTGTAACCACATTCTGCACCTCTATATTTCCAAGGACATGTTTCAAGGATTTGCCTTCTCGGTAATTTTAAATTAGTAAGATTTAATTTCATCGTTAATTCAAACTCAACATATTGAGCATTTTCTCCACTAACTCGATCTATATACCAAATATCATCTTCTTCAAAGATTGCTGAAGAATCAGCCGTTGCATTTCCAAATTCAAAATTAGCACCATCTAAAAATTTCTTACAAGTTGTAATTCTTTTAACTTGAGCATTAAGCATACTCATCTTTTTACCATCACTATTTAAAGTTGAAATCAAAGAAGATATAACACCATTAGCATTGGCAACTTTAAAAGTTGGTCTTGGCATTGTTCCTTTTGTACTTTTATCAAATCCATCAATTTCTACAGGGATGGCAGCGTATGTTTTTCCGTTAAAGATAATATCTGTTTTTAATTCATTTGTTCCTGCGTGATAATAGTAAGTTTCATCAGCATCGACGTTATTAACTTCTTTTGTAAGTGATAATTCAAATAACTCAATAATGGCTGAAGGTGCAAGTTCCTGTACCGTTTTTTGAATACTGGTAGGTGCGCTCATGCTTCTGCTACCTCTTGAAATGATGCAGTTATAGTAGCCCTGTTTAAATAAGGAATCGTTTTATTCCATTGAGTGCAAATAAATTTAGAACTAGAACTTTCACCTGTTGGAGTGTAGTCAAAACTTTCTGTACCGCCTCTAGCGTCAAGAAAAGTTTCAATTTCGTCTGCGTTTGTTTCAGAAATATTAGTCCACTGAAAACTCCATACTTTTAAATTTTGATTGATTCCCATCGTTGTTCTTTGAGAATAACCAGAGCCAAATTGTGCAATACGAACTCGAGGAGCACTTGCCTTAGAAGCTCCATAAGAAGGGTTAACAGTAGTAGGAAAAGAAGCCATAAAAATTAAGAGAAGAGCAGGCCACCAGGCATTTTTTGTTTAACTAGCTCCGCTTGAACTGCTGCGGAGATGGCACTACCTAATTGTTTTGCTTTCTCTTCATTTCCTTCTACTTGAGAATTGCCTTTTGCATCTACATTAACAGTGACGTTAGAACCTCCTCCTAACTGGTTGTTAGGAATAATCGTACCACTCGTTGATGGAATGAATAGCTCAGGGCCACGTTCTCCTACTACTGAAGCTTTTCCTACAGGTGGCCGTCCTCCATTTGCAAAACCAAGTCCTGAAAATAGTCCTCCTAACAATCCACCTGATCCTCCTGTTCCAACTGATCCCCATAAAGCCATGTTAAGAGCTACCTCCATTGCTTGATCTGCAATTTTGTTCAGGATTTGCCCCATCGCATCTCCTAAGGATTTGCTTCCTTGAATTGCCTCCTTGATAGAGCCAGTAATGTCTGATCGGATTGTGTCACCAATCGCTTTGTATTGTTCTTTTAATGCTTGCGCTGCTTCTTTTTTCTTTTTGATTGTTTCGATAGTTGCTTCATGTGCTTGATTTTCTTTTAAAATCGCAATCAATGGTTCAGCCAGTTTTTCTCCATATTTTTCTATTAACTCAACACTTTTGTTTTTAAGGTCAAAAGCTTTTTTCTCTTCTTCTGTTCCTAACTTGGCTCTTTCAATGCTTGTCTCTAGTTCAGCATTTTGAGCGTGGATTGCTTTTTTTGTTTTATCAAATTCTTTCCAAAGTTCTATACCTTGAGCAATAACAAGCCTTTCATTTAAGCCATCTAACTGTTTGTTTGCTTTTACAAGCTTTTCCTCTAGATGTATAGCACCAGAAACCCACAGGCCGCCGTCTCCTTCTTCTTCTGCTTTTATTTTTGCAATTTTTTTCTCAAGTTTGTCTATTGTATCTGTAACTTTTTCTATTTCTTCAGTTACAGTTGCGGCACTACCTTCCTCTAATATTTGATTAAATCTTTTTTGTTCGTCACTAGCTTTAATAATTTCAGCCGTCATAAATCCCAAAGCTATAACAGCTAATCCAATTCCTGTTTTTGCCAAAGCAATTTTAAAAGCGTTAGCGGCAGCAGTAGCCTTTGCAAAACCACCAGCAGCAGCAAAAGCCATTGTTGTCGTTACTCCCAGTTGTCCACTTGCGGCGGCGGCGGCTATTTGCATAGTCACAAAGCTAGTTTTTAAAGCAATTATTTGTGTACTTAATATTGCTGAAGCTGTCATAACTGCCTTAGCAGCTAAAGCAACACCTGTAAA